CGATCTTCCGCGAGGACGGCGGCCCCTCGATCGGCGAGCGGATGCGCCGGGCTGGGGTTCAGTGGCGCCCGGCCGACAACACGCGCATCCCCGGGGTTGGGGCGATGGGCGGCTGGGACCAGATGCGCCAGCGCATCATCGGCGATGAAGACGGCCCGCAGCTTTTCGTCTTCGAGACCTGCCGGGACTTCATCCGGACCGTACCGGTGCTGCAGCACGACGCGCACCGGGCGGAAGACTTGGACACCGAGGGCGAAGACCACGTGGCTGACGAGGCCCGCTACGCCTGCATGAGCCGGCCGTGGATACCGAAGCCCAAGGTGTCCAGCCGCAATCCGCCCGACCTGTGGTCGGGGCCGTCTAGGGGGACTTCATGGAAGGCAGCGTGACCCCCACCGACGATCTTCCGCGCCTGAAGCGGATGTTCGAAGAGGCCCGCGACCTCACCCAGACCGCCCGCACCGAGTCGATGACCGACATCGACTATTACGACAACAAGCAGTGGACCGCGGACGAGATCCGCGAGCTTCGCAAGCGCGGGCAGCCGGACATCGTCATCAACCGGCTCAAGCCGGCGATCAACGGCATCCTCGGGGTGGTGGAGCGGGGCAAGTCCGAGCCGCGCGCCTTCCCGCGGACCCCGAAGGATCAGGACTCCGCGGACCTGGCCACCGACACCTTGCGCTTCGTGGCGGACTTCAACCGCTTCGATCAGCTCAAGATCCGCTGCTTCAAGGATATGCTCGTCCCCGGGACCATGGCGGCGCAGGTGTTGGTCAACGCCGATCGGCAGATCACCGTCGAGCAGATCCGCTGGGAGGAGTTCTTTTACGACCCGCGCTCGCGCCGGGAGGACTTCGCGGACGCCAAGTACCTGGGCATCGCCAAGTGGATGTACGCCGACGACGTCTCGGCGATCTACCCCGACAAGAAGGATGAGGTCGAGGCGGCGCTGGAAGCCGGCGACGCGACGGACGAAAGCTTCGCCGACCGCCCCACGGACGGCCGCAACGCCTGGGTGGACAAGAAGCGCCGCCGGCTGCTGGTGGTGGAGCTGTACTACAACGAAGGCGGCTGGAAGCGCTGCTGCTACGTCTCCGGCGCGATCCTGGCTCAGGGCGACAGCCCCTATCAGGACGACAAGGCCCGGCCGACCTGCCCGATCGTGGCGGCGTCGGCCTATGTGGACCGGGAGAACAACCGCTACGGCCCGGCGCGCGACATGCGTGGTCCGCAGGACGAGATCAATCACCGCCGGTCGAAGGGCATCCACCTGCTCAACGTCCGCCAGGTGCAGGAGTCTGCGCCCGGGGCCGGGATGGGCTCGGCCGACGAGGCCAGGGCTGAGGCCGCCAAGCCTGATGGGGCGATCCCTTCGGGTTGGGTGATCGTTCCGACGACCGACATGGCCCAAGGCCAACTGCAGATGCTGCAGGAGGCCAAAGGCGAGATAGAGCGCTTGGGGCCGAACCCGGCGGTTCTGGGCCGCGAGGGCACGGACAGTTCCGGCCGGGCGCTCCTGGCCCGTCAGCAAGCCGGGCTCGTGGAGCTGGCGATCCTCTTCGGGCTCTTGGAGGATTGGGAGCTTCGCATCTACCGGCAGTGCTGGGCCAGAGCCCGACAGTACTGGACTGAGCCGCAGTGGATTCGCGTGACCGACGACGAGGGCGCGCCGCAGTTCGTGATGCTGAACGAGCCGCAGATGGGGCCGCCGCAGGTGGTCATGGGTGAGGGCGGGATGCCCACGGTGCAGCCCACCGTCCTCGGCTACCGCAACCAGATCGCCGAGCTGGACGTGGACATCATCCTCGACTCCACGCCGGACACCGCGAACGTTCAGCAGGAGCAGTTCCAGGACCTGATGCAGTTGGTCGGGTCGAACCCGGCCTATGCGCAGACCGTGCCGTTCGAGATGCTGCTGGAGCTCTCCACCGTCCCGCACAAGCGCGACCTGCTGGACAAGCTGAAGCAGTTCCGGGAGCAGGCCCAACAGGCTCAGGCTCAAGCCCAGCAGATGCAGGGCGCCAAGCTGCAGGCCGACGTTCAGAAGACCCAGGCCGATGCGCGTCTCGCCGACGCCAAGGCCACGACCGAGATGTTCACCGGGGCCGCCGCCCACGCGCAAGCGATGGCGCCCCCGATGCTGCCCGCCGCCGGGGTTTAACGGGCGCTTCGCCGAGCCGCAGGGGCGTCAAGCCTGCGGACCCGCCGCCGGGGATCGGGCGTCACGGGCCGCCTCCGTCAAGGGCGAGGGATGATCATGGACAAACTGGACTTCCTCAGCGGGGACGCCCCCGCCGAGCAACCTGTCGCGCCGCCGGAAGAGGTCAAGGCTGAGCAAGAGGCTCCGCCGCCCAGCCCTCCCGAAGACCAGATCGCAGCTCCGGAAGGCCCGCCCCGCGGCCCGGACGGCAAGTTCGTCAGCCAGGCGCCCGCGCCTGCGCCCGAACCGGCTCCCGAGCCCCTGGTGAAGCCCGAGATCCCGCCCGGCTACGTGCCGGCGAGCGTCGTCAAGGAGCTGCGCGACGAAATTCGTTCGCTCAAGGCTGCACCGCCTGCTCCGCCTCCGCCGATCCCCGATCGTTTCGAGGACCCGCAGGGGTTCGAAGACTACCAGGTGCAGCAGCAGCAGGCCGCGATCCTCGACGTGCGGCTCGACATCTCGGAAGAGATGGCCCGGGCCAAGCACGGCGACGAAGCGGTCAACGCCGCCCAGCAATGGGCGCTTGAGCAGTACGCGCAGGTTCCCGGTTTCCAACAGCGCGTGCTCACGCACCGCAATCCCTACGAGTTCGTCGTCAGCGAGTACCAGCGTCACCAGTTGGTCAGCGAACTGACGCCCGACGTCCTCGCCGAGTTCAAGGCCTGGAAGGCCGCACAAGGCCAGCTCCAGGCGCAAGCCGCCGCGGCTCCGGCCGCTCCCCCCACACCCGCCGCGCCACCGCCGTCCATCGCCTCAGCCCCCTCGGCTGGCGGCGTCCAGCACGTCCCGAGCGGACCTGGACAGGCATACGCGGCCATCTTCGATAGGTAATAGGCAATGGCCGAAGTGGTTCTCGCCTCTGCTTCCCAGAAGCAGGTCTGGCAATCGACGTACTTCCAGGAGTACGTTCACGAGTCGATGTTCATGCCCTACATGTCCAACGCGGACAAGAACAAGGGCGGCATCATCCTCACCAAGTTCGAGGAGCTGTCGGAATCCGGCAAGACCATCAACGTGCCCTTCATCGGGCGCCTGACGGGCTCCGGCGTCACCGGCTCGCAGACCCTCGACGGCAACGAGGAGCAGCTGACCAACTACAACATGCCGATCTCGGTGGACTGGCGCCGCAACGCCGTGCGCGTGCCCAAGTCCGAGAGCTACAAGACCGAGATCAACCTCCTGAACGCGGCCAAGGACGCGCTGAAGACCTGGGAGGCGGAGAAGTTCCGCGACGACATCATCAACGCCATGGGGTCGTTCATCACGGACACCTCGGGCACGACGGTGAACGCCGTGGACTCGACCTCGACCCACCGCAACACCTGGGTCGCCGCCAACTCCGACCGCGTGCTGTTCGGCGTGGCGAAGTCGAACTACTCGGCGACCTTCGCGACCGCCCTGGGCAACTGCGACACGACCAACGACAAGGCCACCGCGGCCACCATGTCGCTGGCCAAGCGCATCGCCAAGAACGCCGACCCGCACATCCGGCCGTTCAAGACCAAGGACGGCTACGCGTACTACGTGGCCTTCCACGGCTCGCGCTCGTTCCGCGACCTGAAGGCGGACTCGACCATCGTGGCCGCCAACCGTGACGCGCGCGCCCGCGAGAACGGCGGGATGAACTCCAACCCGATCTTCCAGGACGGCGACATCCTGTACGACGGGATCATCCACCGCGAAGTGCCGGAGATCGACGCCTGGGCGACCGCCACGGGCATCTTCGACGGCGCCGGCGCCTCCTCGGCCGACGTCCGCCCGATCTTCCTGTGCGGCGGCGGCGCGGTGGCGGTGGCGTGGGGCCAGGAGCCGACCCCGAAGACCGACTACGCGAAGGACTACGGCTTCCGGCCTGGCGTCGCCATAGAGGAGCTTCTGGGTGTGAAAAAGATCAACTTCAACGGCGTCCAGAACGGCATGGTGACGGTGTTTGTGGCCGCCGCCGCCGACAGCTGATCCCTTCCCCACAACTGACGGGGGCCGAAGCCCCCGTTCTTCTTCGGAGGCCCCCTGATGGCCACGTATTCCTCGTCTGCCTACACCAACAAGGCTCCCTTCCCGTCGCACGGCATCGCCGGCAACGTGAAGGTCGCCTACGCCGATGTGAGCTGCACCGCGGCCCCCTCGACGTCGGACACCATCAACTTCTTCTACCTGCCGGCGAACGCCCGGATCGTCATGGCGGTCCTGGAGTCCACCGACATGGACACCGACGGCTCGCCGACGCTGACCCTCAACGTCGGTGACTCCGGCTCGGCGTCGCGCCTGTTCTCGGCCTCCACGGTCGGCCAGGCGGGCACGCTGTCCTCGGCCATCGCCACGGCGGGTCAGGGCTACAAGACCACGGGCAAGACGCTGATCACCGGCACGGCGCAAGCCAACGCCGCGACCGGCGCCGCGGGCACCGTCTCCCTGACGGTGTTCTACGTGGTCGAAGAGTCGGCGACCTCGTAATGCGGGTCCGCTTCATCGGCACGGACGACCCGACCGACGATCGCGCCTGCGTCGTCTTCGGGCTGAGCTTCGACAAGGGCGAGTGGGTGGACCTCGACGAGGTTCCCCCCAAGCTCCTGACGAACCCGACGTTCGAAGTGGCCGACCCGCTCGACCACGACGGNNACGCAAGGGCGGCTCCAAGCCGCGCACGCGCCGCGCCCATGATGCGGAGGAGGGGGCTTAAGGCCCCCTCTGACCCATGGCGACCTGCCGAGACGTCATCACCCTGGCCCTGAAGAAGGCCCGCCAGGTCACGCCGGGCGAAGATCCCACGGCGGACATGGCCGAGGACGCGCTGGCCACCCTGCAGTCGATCTACGACGAGGCGGTGGGCGGGGGCTGGTTCGGCTCGCTGACGGACGTTCTCGTGAGCGAGGACTACGAGGCCAGCGAGAACGAGCGCGTCTTCAACAACACCGACACCTCGCTCT